TTGACGATGTTAGGAAAAACTTCAACTTTGAGAATTTGTTTAGTGTAATTACAGAAGGGATAACGATTGAATACAAGGGTAAAAATTCAATAAAATTAGACGTTACTGAAAGCCCTAAAATAATGATCACAACTAACTATACAATTAATGGGGATTCAGCTTCTTTTTTAGCACGAAAATATGAGGTTGAAATGAGCAGTTATTTTAATGATAAATTTACTCCTGTTCAGGAATTTGGGCATCAACTTTTTAACGATTGGGATAAAGATGAATGGTTAAGATATGATAATTATATGAGTGAATGCGAAAAAATTTATTTGAATAAAGGATTAATTGAAATGCCTTTAAAAAATCTTAATTTCAGAAAATTAGTAAATGATATTAGTGATGAAATGCATACTTATTTTCATGGTATTATTGAAAACAATGAATGGATGAGTGTAAAGGATGTTTATGATAATTTTTTGATTAACTATCCTGAATTAAAAAACAAAAATATTACTCAAAATATAGTGACTCGCAACTTGAAAAAATTCTGCGAATATTACAATTGTGTTTATGAAAACATAACTAGTCATGGAGCTTCAAGAATTAGACTTACAAAAAAAATATTAATTGAAGAAATAAAAGTTGAAGAAATAAAAGCTGAAGAAACACCGCAAGTCATTGGCAACAGACTCGTTAAAAATGAAGTAGAAGAAGCAAACGAGTGGGATTCACTTGATAAAAAAGTATTATGAACGTAATTAGCTTATTTAACGGAATGAATACAGGCCGCCAAGCACTTGAAAATGTAGGTATCAAAATAGATAAATACTATTCAAGTGAGATTAAGCCTTATGCAATTCAATTAACACAACACCACTTTCCTGACACAATTCAGGTTGGTGATGTGACTAAATGGAAAGATTGGGATATTGATTGGAAAAGTATTAATTTAATTTTAAGCGGTTCACCTTGTCAAGACCTTTCAGCAGCAGGAAAACGTGCAGGAATAAATGGAAAGAAGTCTAGTTTGTTTTTTACATTTGTAGACATATTAAACCATATTAAAACTCTTAATCCAAACGTATTATTTCTTCAAGAAAATGTAGGTAGTGCGAGTAAATTGGACGTTGGAATAATGTCAAGGGCATTGGGAGTTTATCCAGCCCGAATAAATAGTAGTTTAGTAACAGCACAATTACGTGATCGTTACTACTGGAGTAACATAAGAACAAAGGAAACGATGTTTGATGTTGTGACTGATATACCACAACCGAAAGATAAACGAATACTTTTAAAAGATATTATTACAAGTGGCGAAGTTGATAGAGATAATAGTTTGTGTTTAATTGAAAGATACATTGGAGCAGTTCCTAAAAGTGAAGAAGCAATACAAAAGTTTTTAATTAATAGAGTAGATTTCGGCAGTTATACAGTTGTAAAAGAAAATAATTTATTAAGACCATTTAACAAAATTGAAATGTGCCGTTTACAAGGTTTTCTAGATAACTATTGCGACATTTTAACAACAGCAAAAGCAGGTAGTTTACTTGGTGATGGTTGGACGTTACCAATTATAGAACACATATTTAAATTTATAAATAAATAACATGGAGCTTAGAGATTATCAAATTGACCTATCTAAAAAAGCGGTTAATATATTAAAAGAAAAGAAAATAGTTTATCTAGCCATGGCTCCTAGATGTGGCAAAACTTTAACAGCTTTGAAAATTGCTGAATTGTTTGGAGCTAAAAACGTTTTGTTTCTTACAAAGAAAAAAGCAATTAGTTCAATCCAAAATGACTATTATAGTTTTGGCTTTGATTTTAAAATAACAATCATTAATGATGAACAATTAGAGAATATTAATAATAGCTATGATTTAATCATACATGACGAACACCACCGCTTCGGAGCATTCCCAAAGCCAAGTAAAAGAGTTAAGGAATACAAATTAAAATACTCTTTTTTACCAATGATTTTTTTAAGTGGCACTCCAGCAGCTGAAAGTTACTCGCAAATGTTTCATCAATTTTGGGTAAGCTCGTACACTCCTTTCAATCAGTACGGGAGTTTTTATAAATGGTCAAAGACGTTTGTAAATGTAAAGCCTAAACACTTAGGGCATGGAGTTGTAAATGACTATTCCGATGCAAAAAAAGATTTGATTGATTTAGTGATTGATCCTTATATTTTAAAATATACCCAAAAAGAAAGTGGCTTTGAAAGTAAGGTAAATGAACACGTGATTTACATTCCAGAACTTTGTCAAAACTTAATTTTTAAGCTAAAAAAAGACAAAGTTATTGTTGGTAAAGAGGAAACAATTTTAGCAGATTCGGGAGCTAAAATGATGCAGAAGATACACCAATTAGAAAGTGGCACGATTAAATTTGAAAGCGGAAAATCTCAAAGTTTAGACTATTCAAAGGCTATTTTTATACGTGATAAATTCAAAGGCAAAAAGATAGCTATTCTTTATTATTATGTAGAGGAGCTTGAACTATTGAAACAAGTTTTCCCTAATCATACAAACGATTTAAACGAGTTTAATACAACTGGTAAAGATTTCATAGGACAACAGTACAGTACTGCATTAGGGGTCAACTTGTCAAAAGCAGAATGTTTGGTATTTTATAACTTCGGGTTTTCAGGCACAAATTTTATACAAGCTCGTGATCGAATGACAATTAAAGAAAGGCTTATTAACGATGTTTATTTTGTTTATTCTAAAGGATCATTAAGCGAAAAGATACATCAAGTTATTAAGCAGAAAAAAAACTTTACAGAAAAACAATATGAAAATAACTAACGAAAACAACATGGAGCTTATGGCTCGTTACCCTGATAACTATTTTGATTTGGCTATAGTTGATCCACCTTATGGGATTGGAATTGATGGACAAAAAAAGAGTATTAATAAAAATCCTAAACACAATAGAAAAGAACACACTCAAAAAAAGTGGGACAATTCAATACCTAATAAAGAATATTTTGAAGAGTTAAAAAGGGTTTCTAAAAATCAAATTATTTGGGGTGCCAATTATTTTACTGAATATTTAAAGCCTACAAAAGCTTGGATATTTTGGTATAAAGGACAAAGAGATTTAACGATGTCAGATGGCGAAATGGCTTGGACTTCTTTTGATACAGTCACAAGACAATTTGAATTAAATAGAGCTTCACTAATTGCACAAAACACTTTTCATCCAACAGAAAAACCGTATAAGTTATACAAATGGATTTTAGATAAATACGCTAAACAAGGCGATAAAATATTAGATACTCATTTAGGCAGTGGAAGTATTGCAATAGCCTGTCACGATTATAACTTTGATTTAACAGCGTGCGAATTAGACAAAGAATACTTTGACAAAGCAATGAAAAGAATTAGTAACCACGTATCACAAACTAAACTATTTTAATGAGTGAACAGGAACTTCAAAGTAAATGTATTAAGTACGCCAAATTAAAAGGCTGGTATGTTCTAAAAATTATTAAATGCAATGTAAGCGGATTCCCTGATTCAGTTCTTTTTAAGGACGGTCAAACAATATTTGTAGAATATAAAGCTATTAATGGCATACAATCGGAGCTTCAGAAATACCAACAAAAGCTATTAGAAAACCAAGGTTTTAAATATTATTTAGTGAATAATTTAAATTATTTTAAAGAAATACTTGTTTATTAATAATAAATAGTTATATTTGTATATAATTAAACATTTAAACCTAGAAACCATGAAAGCAAAAATTAAAGTAAAAAACAGATTTACATTTCCAACTTACACTGTAATGATAGGAAATGAAGTAATACAAGGGTTCTATTCAAGAGCTGAAGCGGTTGCATTCAGAAAAGATTTAAACAGCAAAATAATAGAATTAATCAACTAATTAAAAACTAGAAACCATGGAAGATTTATTAAAAAGATTTCAGACACAAATGAAGTTAGTGATTAAAAACAAAGGCTTTTTTGACAGCGAAATAAAAGAACTTGTTCACACGTATGCTTTGCTTATTGAAACAAAAAGAAACAAAGATTACAAATTGCTCCCGTCAACGGAAGGGCAGTATTATCATAGAGCTTGTATTATGCTTTACGATTTAACTATTTATCAAATAAACCTAAATATATTATGAAAAATCTCTACAAATCACTTGCTAACTTTCAGCAAGAAGTCCCAACAATTCACAAAGCAACTCAAGGTTTTGGCTACACGTATGCAGACCTTACAGCAATCTACAAAGTCATTAATCCTTTGATGAAAAAGAATGGCTTAGGATTTACTCAGTTGCTTCAAAACAATCAAATGGTAACTATTGTATTTCACATTGAAAGCGGAGAAACCATCGAGAGCAAAACAGATATACCAATGAATGTACAACTTAAAGGAATGAATGATTTTCAAGTTATGGGGTCAGCAATTACTTACTTAAGACGTTATAGTTTATCTAGTGTTTTGGGTTTAGTTACCGACAAAGATACAGATGCTGGTGGGGAGCAAGTAAGCAAGCCAGTTATTGCCGAGAAAGAAGTATTAAGCAATGATCGTTTTGACAAAGCCGTTGAAAAAATCAGAAATAAAGAATACACGATTGACGAATTGAAAGCTAAATTTAAATTAAACGCAGCTCAGGAAGGGGCTTTATTATTGATCAACTTATGAGCCTTTACTTAATTATTTTAACAATTTATTGGATTATCTTATTAATATTTTTAATATCAATTAATCCAAAACTTCCTACGGGATCAACACGAATAATCAGAAATTGGAACGAGGGGCTTTTTATCTTCGGATGGTTAAGCTTTTTATTTTCCGCAGTATTAACTTTTTTAATTCAATCATTATGAAAATTAGATGTTCATCACTTCCGAAAATTTGCACCGCCTCCAAAGTCAAAGGAGCTTTAAGCGAGACAGCAAAGAGTTATATTAAAACAATAGCTAAACAAGACTTTTACGGCTATGAAACCGAACTAAACAATAAGTACGTTAAGAAAGGTATCGAGTGTGAGGGATCGGCTATATTGCTTTATAACAATGTTTTTTTCACAACACACGAAAAGAATAAAGAGAGAAAGTCAACTGAAATAATTACAGGCGAATGCGACATCATAACACCTGAGTTAATTATTGACATTAAATGTTCATGGTCATTTGAAACTTTCCCTGCTACAAGCGAGGATATCACTTTGAAAGATTATGAATATCAACTAAGGGGCTATATGTACCTTTACGATGTTAATAATGCAGAACTTGCTTATTGCATGGTAGACACTCCAGACCATTTGATTGGCTATGATAACGTACAGATCCACAAAACAATTAACGCACCGATTGAAAGCTTAGTGACTACTTTAAGAATCGAAAGAGATGAAAAGTTAGAAGCTGAAATGATTGAGAAAGTTCACATGGCACATGAATATTATAACGAGTATATTAACAAGCTAAATAATAAAAACAAATGAACAAAGAAACCAAAGAAAAAGCAGAGACTTTGCTAAGTCAGTTCCCAACCAAAGAGGCGGCTATTGAGACAGCCAAAATCATGGAGAAAGGCTTCAGAAAGTATTTAACCATCTGGACAAATGTCCGCAAATACATAGAGCAACATGAAAAACATAATTGATTTTAAGGACATTAACTTCTCGGTAATTGCTTCACATTTGAAGTACAACAGGAAGAGTTATAAAAAACAAAAGCTAGTTGAAAAAGCCTTTGAGATTGCAAATGAAGTATTAATTTTAAAACAAAAAGAACAATGAAAAATGAATTTAAATTTACGGGGATTATTATAGAAATCCTTGGCGTAACACAAACATCAAAAGAAAAAAA